GTTTGTCGGCAGTCCTGTGTATGTAACAGTCGCAGGAACCGCCGCATCCTGATCTACCACATGCAGCTCTCGAAAGTTATGAACCCTGGCTACACGCACCTGCGCCAAAGCTAGGGCCCTATTCAGACGATTGGTAACAGTTGTTACCTCATTCGCCTGAAGATTCGCCAACCGATCCCCGAGATTCGCGTTGACCTCTTCTCGCAACTCTGTCCTGGTCAAGGTACCCACGGCTACCTCTGCCTAGAAGGAGCAATCGAGGAGAACCGTCCTAGCTGTCGTGTCAAGTACTGCACCGACAGCAGGGTCAGTGAAGGCCGCGATCGCGGCTGTGACCTTATCGCTGGTCGCATGTGCCTTGAACCGCACACCATCCCCCGTGGGCGCCGCGAGCGCGCTCATGATCGCATTCCCCTTGATCTGGAGCCACACGAACTCGGCCGTAGCCTGGACCGCCGCGATCCCCCCTGCCACCGTGGCAAGAAGCATCCCAGCCCCAACGGGGGCGGCGTCTGCGTCTGTCCAGTCAGTCACAACCTGACTATCGGTCCCACCGGTATTGGCCCTGTAGCAGACCAAATCTCCCGCTGCGCCCACGACCGTCGCGGTTACATTGCGCAACTGGACGTACTTGTAGATCTTCCCACCCTCGATCCGGATATCACCCAAAGTGTCCAACGCCTTGAGGCTCACCTCAGTAAGCGACTGGACAAAGACTTGCTTCAGACCCGCCATTACAAAGGCCTCCTGTTAGGAATCCTATTCCTAGATGGAAAAGATCACGCCGTGAACGCGCGGTCGGCTGGTGAAGAGATTCCCAGCCAGGATGACCTGTGCCGCTCGGTCGTTGATCTGCGACGGGATGGGCTTCCACTCCGTCATATCGAACATCATCATGGGGTCGTACTTGAACTTCAGGAACCGCGTGTTCAGCAGGTAGACTCGCTGCTGGCCATCGGTATTGTTGCTCTGCGGCGACCAAACCCAGGGGATACCCCTGAACTCGATGTTCCGGAACCCAGCATCGCCCAGAGTCTTGTTCACGATCCTCAGCTGCCCATCCACCATCTGGAGCCAATACTGCTCGAAGGGTCGCTGCGAACTGACGATGATATCCGGAGTATCCTGCCGCAGGTTCTTGGAGCAGTCGTTGACCATCTTGTTCAGCACTTCGATCGGGTCCGAGTCATAAGTCGGCCCCACGCTACCATCTTTGAACTGATTGCGGAACCAAGTGAACGTCGCTCGGTTGATCCCGTGCAGTGTTCCTGTCGTGGGATCGTTAGCAACCAGGTTCTGGAGCCCATTGAAGCTCTTCCCTGCCTGCGTCCCGAACAGCGTCGACTCCAAGGTATCGACCATCGAATCCCTGGAATTGTCCAACTTCGCCTGCATAAGGGAAAGGATCTGATTCTTCCCCCTGTTCTGCTGATCATCGATACCGAAGCGGACAATCACGTCCACCATGTATCGCCAATCGTCGTTCGCGATCGCCAAGAACTCCCGATCATTCAGCGCAACGCTATCGCCCTTGCTGACGAACTGCACCGCGTCGCTCTTCGCATAGCGCACCGGCTCCGTCAGGAACCGACCGCCCTCTACTGACTCCAGCCTATCATTCTGGCGCATCCAGAACCAGAAGGGTGAGCCATCGAAGATCTGATCTGCGACGTCGTCCTTCATGTTTTGCCAGGTCGTCGTGTAGAGATTGTCCAGTGTCTCCGTAAGTGACCGAAGCGGCATGTCTTGCTACCCCCTAATCGCTTGTAATTGCTCGCAGGTGTTCCGACACCCCGAGCTCGTCCCACGCCTGCTCCGCTGCCGTTTTCGGAGACATGCGCTTATTCTTGCTAGCCCGACCACTTGTCGGGAGCAATCCACCAAAGGTTGTCTCAGGCTTGTCCTTCTTCTGCTTCTCCACATCTTTCTCCACAGCTGCCTTGTCTATCGTCTGAGCCTTATCCGGATTGCCCGCCCGCGCCAAACGGTAGGCCTCCTCCACACCAAGGGTAGGATGCTTCTTCAGCACCTCCACCATTTCACCCTGCCAATCCCAGAAGTCGCTCTTCTCTTTCGAGACCTGCGCCAGCTGCGCCCTGACACCAGCAGCTGTTGTCTCCTCCTCAGATTGGACAATCCTCTCCTCTACGGGCTTAACCACTTCTGTCTTGACCCTCTCGACGAGGTGCTCAGCGAATTCCTTTCTGGATAGCGTCTCCAGATCCTCCGCCTTTGCTGCCTTCTGCACGGGGGGCGGGGGAGGGGTTCTCTTTGTAGACTCAAGATCCTTCTTCAAGCTGGCCATCTCAGCTGCCATTACCCTGACAGCTTGGACCACCTGATCCATCGTGACGCCAGCTTGCTTGGGCTCTACCTTTTCTTTCCCTTTATCAGCGAGTGTGGGCTCAACTGTCTTATCCTCTTTCATCTCAGGCATCTCTTTGCTTCCTTGCATTTATGGACCGCAATGAGCGGTTAGTTGCCAGCACCTCTCGGCGCAGGGTTCTGACGGCATTCTCCAACTCACCCGCATGAATCGGGCGTTTCTGATCCAACTTCACCCTCACGCTCTCACCGATGCCGAGGCCGAGCTCGAGGATGGCGACCAGGGCCATAGGCTTCAGGGTGGGTTTGGGGATCGGGGTCTGGGCCTGGGCTCGTCTTGTTAATGCTATTTTCGAGACGTTCACTGTAGGCGTTGTTTCTGTCACAGAGGTTCCTCAACTGCTGGGGCGTTTCTATTAGCTGGGGCTTATAGGTCACGTTTCTTTCGACATATGGACGGAAGAGGGACAGGCCGGGGCTTTTGCCAGGGAGGATGATTTGCCGTGCATCTACACCACAAACACACCGTGCCACCTTGCGATCAGCGATCTTTTGTGCCCGCTCAAAGACCGCTCCGCACGCGGGGCATTCGTAGTCATAGAGAGGCATCTACTGTCCACCCCTCAGCATCGGCAATCCAGCCTGTCCCCCTCTCTGTGCTTCTCCCAGCTGTTGCTGCATGATCTGCCCCAGTTGCGCGGGGTCCACAACGCCAGGGTTCATACCCATAGGCGGGAGTGCCCGCATCAGGTCGTCAAGTTCCACCCCTTCTAACTCCGTCAACAGGTAGTGTGTCAACTTCATTGGGTCGATCAAGGGGTTGGTTTTCAACAGGTTGTAGACACCAATCGCCTTCGCTTCGCGCTGCTGTCTACTGCGCGACTGCGCTGAGTCGGGGTCTACCTTCACGGTGTAGCGCCCAGACTTCAAGATACCAGGGTTGACCTTAACCCAGATAGGCAATCCACCAGGGCCCACCACGTCGATAATCTGCGGCGTGGTCCAGAGATCGAAGATGATCTCGTTCATTTCCTCTACGATAGCCACCAGCATGTCGGCAACCGCGTCTCTCTTTTCATCAACCCTGATCTCGGATCCCTGTTGGACAATCGCAGCCTCAGTTGCGCTTGTGTCACCGCGCCTGGATTGGAAGTCCCCCAGCTGGTTCCTGGAAAAGCCGATCGCTTCCCTTGCGTCCTGATAGACAGTCTGCAAAGCGACGAATAGCTCCTGAGGGATCGTGCCTGCCTGCAAGGCCTGCACTCTGGCGATACTATCGTTGACTGCAACGCCTGCGCCAACATCCTCAGACATCATATTCGCTAGCTGGTCCTCGTCAATCGCGCCCTTCTCGTACAAGATCTTAACAAGCGTTTGCCGCCTATGCTTCATGATCTGCGTTCTGGTTTCGTTGGCCTCGAGTTGGATGGGCTCCAGGATGGCTGCCTCGGGCACTCCCCAGAAAACTTCATCGTCGGGGTTGAATACCAGGTCGAAGAAAGGCAACCTTCTTTCCTGCAACGGATCTGCTGCCTGATACCCCACTTGGCCATCTTTGCTCCCGTACGGGGCGAAGACGAACACCTGGCCATACTTCCTATCCCGAATCTCGATCAGGTCACACATCTCTATCGGCTGTTGCACCGAGGGGCCCTTTTCCGAGGCGGTGTATATCCAAGTGCTGGGGATATCTCCCTTGAAAGTAAAGCGCGGGTCCCGCTTGATATCGTCTTTCGGGCGTCTCACCTGATGCCCCACCCACCTGGCTTCCTGCAACCGGCGGAGGCCATCAGGGACCAGGAAGGTGCCGGGGTCTGTACGCATAAGCCAAGGCATGTTGGCATACGTGTCTGAGTGATACTCAAACCGCTCCCCACGAGCACCCTCGGGGATCTCAGTACCAGTCAGGGGGCTGGGCGTGAACTGGCCACCATAGCCAAGCTTCGCAATCGCCGTCCCCTTCAGGAATGTATCCTGGACCATATCCTTAATCTCGCGCTTGGCCTGCATCTGATCGAGCATCTTATTATCTATCCGATTCAAGACCTGCGCGAAGGCCATTGCAAGGAAGCCCGGAATAGCGGGTGTAATCGACACAGACGGATTCCGAAAATATACCCTCGGCACTGTGGCGCGTAGCATCGAGAAGAAGAGGTTAACGGGCATGACGTCGGAGCGCCACTCACCTCTGTAGTAGCGCCGCCACTCCGCCCACTTCGCTTGCTTCGCGTACTTCCGCCGAAACTCGACCGCGCTCGAGACTTGGTCCCGCCACCAGCCAACATCAGGTTTCCCCCCCTTGATGTATCCCTCAGCGGCCATGTTGCAGCTCCATTATGTTTGCAAGGTAGCATAGAAGAGGGCGGGAGTCAAGAGAGAATATTGCATTCTTGTTGTAGTGGGTGGATACAGGCACTGACATTTGGTTTCCTAACACACCTACCGAGCCGAAATCCTACGAACCAATAATCGCCCAGTTCCACCATCGAATTGAACGTCCCCTGCCCCAATAATCTTAGTTCCGCGAACTCGATATTTGGAGGTAGTATTAGTCAACTGATGGATGATGGATATTGAGAAGCTACCGAAGATAATCCCGGTTACGAGAACGTCTAGGTCATCTGTAACAATAGCACCAGTAATATCCGCGAAGCCCCCTCCTGTATCTACTTGCAGCGCTACCCTAAACGACACAGGACCAGTGAAGCTCTCAAGACCTGATTGCCCAGTTACCAGATACCACCCAGGTTCCTTAACAGTTAGCTCATTACTCGCCATACTGTAAAGCCCGCTGTCTCCATTATACACCTCAGTACCGAGTCTCATCGTGTCCGGGAAACTGGCAGACTGAGTCACAGCGTAGCCATACCAATGCGGACCGAGGGGAGGCTCTCGGAGTAGAAGATTTAGGAGATCAACCATCCTATTCAACTCAGGCAGATCCCCCTTAGCAAAATGAGACAGCCTACGCCGAAGCGGCTGCGGTTCGTTCGCCATTAGTTGATCCAATCAGTCTGTGGCTTCACGGGCCAGCCTGTTCCGCGCCTCTGCAACTCCTTCATAATCGCATCGAGGGTGAAGGGATTAAGCGCGGGGTCCCCACCAACAGGCTTATCCGGCTTAGCGATCATAGCGGCCCTATTCAGCCCCACGGCCGCGCACGCAGCTGCCATTACGCAATCGTCCTGGCACCCATCCTGCGCCTCCATCTTGCCATTCTCATGCTCGATGAAGGTACTCAGCTGCGTCTTCAACAGCGGACTGTGTATCACCCAATCGTTGGCGACCAGCGTCCGTAGGTGGCCGATCATCAAAGGCTTATTGCGATTAGTCGTGCGGAAGCCAAGACGATGGAGCCTCTTCTCGTCCGAAGAAGCTCGCGTAGATGCATCGGCGTGAATTCGCTGGGAGGGATATATACGTCGGAGCCTGGCAAGAGTAAGAATACCGTGGTTGTTGGCTTCGAC